TAATAAATCTTCTATCACTTCTTTTCTATGGTTGGTTGGTAGCTGCATGAAAGGAATAAAGCTGGAGCTACCTAACACAACCACTTGACAAAAGCTCTTATGGTTGAGCTTTAGTATTTGTTTCTCAAGTGTCTCTTGATAATCTTTAGCATGGGCTTCTTCATTTAATAATTTACCATTTTCATATACTTCAAACTTTCTTGGTCTCTGTCCTCTAATAACTTTATATTCATGTGAGCCAATTCCAAATTCAACCTCGACAACCATATCTTTATTATTAATTGTATTAACTAATTGTTGTACTGTTACTTTTCTAAATGGTTTATTGTATAAACTAAATGTTAGTGCATCTAATATAGTAGACTTACCAGCACCATTCTCTCCTATGATTAAAGAAGACTTAGTTTGATTTAGATCAACCTCAGTCCAATGGTTACCATAAGAAACAAAGTTCTTCCATTTAATATTTTTAAATACTATCATGTTATACTTAATGCCCTATCATATAAACTTCTTAATAATTTTTTTACTTTTTGTCTATCAGTATTCATCTCTAAAGCATCCACATACGACTCTAATATAGTAGGAGTATCTTCTGCTTCATTAATAATATCTTCATCATCATCTATATCTAAATGTAAATGATCCTCTACTACTTGTAGGTTAATTGGGTCCGCTTTCTCTACTCTATCCACGTACGTATCAAATAAATATGGGTTAGTCTTATTAGATATTATAATTTTAACATAAGCATCCTGGTAAGGTGTAAAGTCCATAGCCACTACTTCTTCAAATGTTAGGTTAGTATCATTGTACCATAACTTATAGAACATTCTATTAGGGTTTACGACTCTAGTCAACACTCTTGTTTCAGTATCAAATATATGAAAGCCTTTAGGATCTTCATAATCCATCCACGTCATCTCATAAGGACAACCAAGATAGTTAATATTTTTCTCTGTAGACTTATGATGATAATGACCAGTACATACAATATCAAACTTATCATACACCGTATGGTCTGCACCTTCTTGTATAACATATCCTTTATTCATCTGAAAACCTTTTAACTCTAGGTGACCCATAACTATTTGAGCTGTGGTATCTTTTATCATTTGATAGGATTGCTTTTCATTATCTTTACATATCCACGGTAGCATAAGTATCTCACATCCATCTATCTTTATTTCTGACGGTTGATGATACTCTATAATATTAGGATACTCTTGTGTTAATAGGTACACTGAATTTAGTTCATTTGTATTTCTATACACAGCGTCATGATTACCTACAATCATATGTGTGGTTATATTGTTATCTTTTAAAGGGTCAAAGAACATAGCCTTTGCTGCCTTTAGAGATGTGAAAGAAATATACTTTCTACGATCAAAGGTATCGCCTAAGTCTATTACGGTATTGATGCTATGCTCTTTTAAGTAAGGAAAGAATACTTCATCATAAAATTTCTTTTGGTTAGCTGCAACTTTAATATTATCATTACGAGCACCAAAATGTAAGTCTGTCACTAATGCTATCTTCATAATTTATTTCTCTTTATAAAATACCTCTACTCCTCGAGGTGGTGTCGGTGGTCTCTTTTTTTCTTTTTCTTTTGCTTCATAATTCTTTACAAAGTCATTCATATAGTCTGTAGTCTCTGGTAGACCTTGCTGGGTTGATATCATCTGACCATCAGCTGGATCCACCCATCCATCAAATATCTGAAAGTTCTGTATTGCTTTATGTTTAATATATAATTGTTTCTTTTCCTTCTGTATTCTTCTTAGAAAAGCATAATATATTATTTGAGTAAAATAAGCAAATGGATTTTTAGATTTTTTTGGATCAAAGTTATCAATATAATTAATACAATTCTCTATACCATCACTTACCATCTCTTCTCTAAATGTATAGTTTATAAAATTAGGTTTAGTTGATAACCTGTTTGCTATTTTAAGTAAAGCTGATCCTACAATATCTGGTATAGGTGGTTTAGGATCATCTACAGCCTCAGCATCTTTTACTTTATCTTTATACTGAATCATGGTAGCATAAAGAATTTTATTATCTACATAATGTGCCATCTTAATGTATCGTTGTATTTGATACGTTACGTAAATATTCTTCTGCTTCTAAATCATCATCATGTTCCATATTATTTTCCATTTCTGCTCTTCGCATTTGTTGATCATGGTATATACGTTTTGCTCTATCTAATAAATTGTTATCTGGTTGGTAATTTTCTAGGTGGCTATTCTTAGAATGTTTTATAAAATAATTATAATGTGTTAAAACGGTTTCATTTATATCATTAACTCTTAATAAGATATGTTTCTTTTCTAAAGACACTTCTGGATTTTTATTAAACAATAACCAATGTGAGCATTTAATTACTTCATGACCCACTCCTGATATTATTCTATGAATTTGTACTGGTTCAGACAACTTAATAGTCTCATCATCTTCTATAATAATCTTTGCTACTATCTCTTCACCATTCATTAATTTGATTACTGCGTGTTCCATGTCTACTCCTTTAAACGTACCGAGTACATTTTGTATGGAAATTTCTCTTCATTATAAATTTTTAATCTTTCAGCAAAATGTTCTAGAGCATAATTTTTCCAATTCTTATGTCTTAAATCATCTACCAAGTCAAACAAACGAGCTTCACGTTTACCATCTGCTGTTCTAAGCCCCCTTCCAATTGACTGAAGATTTCGCACCCTGGACTTACTAGGAGACGCGAACACGATATTGTGCAAATTACGAATATTAACACCAGTACTAAAAGTTCCATAGGACGCCACAATAACTGCGTTGTTAGATTCTTCAACAATTGATCTAATGTGGTTTCTTTCTTGACCATCTACTCCTCCGTGAACATAAAACGCTGTCTTAGTCTCATTATCATTAATCATATTGTATAACACTTTTCCATGCTTGTCAACAAAATTAAATAATACTAATGTGTTACCTTCAATACTTATACATAAGTTACGAATAAATCTATTACGTGCATCATTCCTTACTAAGAAATCTATTTCATCTTGATACTTTGCACGTCTTAACAAGTTGCGTGTTTGATCTGAGTACTTTAGTGTAATTATATTTATCTTAAACTTAGCTAGGTGGTCACTTTCTATTAGTTCTGATGTAGTAGTTACCTTCTCAACAGGACCAAACAACCCTTCTAATACTAACCTATGTGTTAGTGTACCATCTAGTGTACCAGTAAACCCAAATCTATAAGGGCAATCTGTTAGCTTCTTCATTATACCTTCTAATGATTTAGATTTAAATAAATGTGCTTCATCTCCTACAACAACTTTGTATTGATTAAACCATGACTTTGGCATCTTGTATATTGATTGCCATGTTGTAACAGTTATCTCTGCATCAGTATCTTTTTCTGCACCAGCAGTAATCTTATGTACATAATCTTGGTAACCATAATCTTTAAAGTCTGATGCCATCTGATGTACTAATGATGTTGTTGGTACAACTATAAGTTTCTTTTCTGGATAATATCTACTTAACATATAAATGATTAGTGACTTACCAGATGCAGTAGGTGATAACAACATACATCTTTTGTTTCTTATTGCATGTGAAATAGCTCTCTTCTGATAATCTCTTGGTTCGAGAGTAAGTGCAATGTTCTTTGCAAGATCGTCAACTTCATTTAAAGAAAACTCTTGCTGAAAAAAAGCAGGATCATCCTTTACAACCAGTTCATGATTTCTACTTTTACAAAAATCTTCTATCTTTGGACCGAGTCCAAAATATAATTGCTTCCTCATTTGATTGAATAGACGTATCTTACCATCCCAAAATCTATTCCTTACTTGAGGCATAAACTGAGCGCCTGGTATTGTAAAGGTAAGATAATCACTTAGCTCTTGGCTAGTGCTAGGATCTGTTTCTATCCTCAAATATACATCATCAAACTTGGAAACTTTTATCATTTATTTTATATGACTAGCGTCCGGGGTTTCACTTGGTGAGGATGTAACACCTTCTGGGTATGCTTTATCACCAAAGTTATCTCTAAGTGCTGCAAGGTTCTCTTCTGCAGTAGCTACATCTTGTACTAACTTTGCCATATCATCAATCAACTGTGGATGTTCTCCTATAGCTACTGGATTTTCAAATGATAATACTAGCTGTGCAATAGCCTGAGCTTTTTGTGCTTCAAACTTCACTTCCAAAGCATGATAAAAATGTTTTTTTATTTCAGTTTTACTCATATTGTTACTTTCCTTTTTAATTTCTTATGGAGTTGTTCTATTAATTTAGTTTTAGTATTTCTTCTATCTAATTCAATTCCATTTTCTCTACCCATAGATTCTAACTGTAGTTTAGTTAGGCTTACCATTTGAGCTTTTGTCATAATTTTAATAGTATTTTTTGCAACCTTAGGACTTTTATTCTTATGTTCTGTCTTATGTTCCAAAGGGTACTTTGTTACTGTATACATTTTATTTTTCTTTGTTGGTGTAAACCAACCACTTAACCAATTAAACATTTGCAACTTCGCCTTTCTTTTTTATTGCTACCATTCTTGAATCTTGTCTTATGCTTTCAGGATTTTCAAACCATCCAACACTATGACCCTCTTCTGATAACTCATTTAAATATTCTATTATCTTAGTAGGTTGTTCGTATCTATCTGTTATATCTTCAATACAATACCAACCACCTGGTTTTAAATATTGCCAGAAATTAATTAACGTAGCTTTCTGACCACTCGAAAAATGATTACCATCATCAATAATTATATCAAAGTAATCATCATACTTAATAGGATTGAAATGTTTTAAAACCATTCCTCTCTCACTAGTATCTACCCAATTTAATAATATTCTTTCTACATTATTAACTTGTTCTTTTAAATCATATAATCTCTTTATCTTTGATTGATACTGAAACTTCCAATCAACACCTTCTATGATAGCATTAGGAAACCAATGTGACCATGTAAGTAACCCTAACCCTACCCATATACCTATCTCTAATACATTCTCTACTTTATATCTCATATCTTTATAAAATATTTTACTGTACGGTCTATGATAGTTATGTAAAAACGATCCTCTATCTGCTTTCTCTGGTCTCCCAAAGTTTGTTTGCAGCATTAATCTATCTAAGTCTCTTGTATTGTTTTCATAAAAGTCTGGTTCACAAATTTTATAACCCGACTTTAAACTTTTCCCAATCGATTGCATTTTTTATATGGAACCCCCTATTATTAATTGTTCTTATTATACTCTCTAAAAAATCTATCTTCTCTTTTTGATATGCTACTTTTAAGTTATGATTAATTACTTCTTTATCACTATCAATATATAAAGCCAAATCACTCTTTAATATTTTTAATGGATTAGGTTCCCATCCTCTTTCTTCTAAATCACTTTGTATCATTGTACCTTGAAAGTAATCCCATTTATCTTTATGTAAGGATTTAAACTCAGCGTCGAGCTTTCTCAGAGTCAATCTTTCCTGAGCAAATATTTTATAGTATTTGTGATGTAGTTGGGGTATTATAGTAGATGCTTCACCAAGTTCTGTTCTATCTAGTTTGCAATCTTTTTCCCATAGATCAAATAAGTCGTCTAGCTGCATAGTCTAACCTCCAGCTTGTACTATAGCTGAAAACGATATCTAGGTCAACCGTTTATTCGTACTGCTGTGTTACTATTTCCTGTAGATGCTATTCGATCTATGTTAAAAAATTTTAATCTAAATGTAACTGTAGCTTCTATAAAATCTACATCTGTTTGTCTGGTATCAAATATTAAATCTGATAGAGATGTTGGAAAACAATCTTGATATGTTATAGATAAATTAGGTTTTGATGCACTGTTCAATACAGTTAATGTTGCATCACTTACTGACCCTTCACCTAATGAACGTCCTGTTCTTTGTACATTTCTTAAACCTGTCAGTCCACCCATACCATCTTTATTATATACTTCTTTACTCTGTGCAAAACTTTCTGGAAATGATATGTATTGTAACCAATTGAATATCTCAATATAGTTCTTCATATCTTCATCTACTTTAAATGTTACATTTAGATCTCCAAGTGTCATCTCATCACCTGGTATAGGTATTCTTTTAAATGGAGTTGGTAGTTCAGCGTTACCTACTTGCACACCTGGTATATTAGCTGACTGTGCAAAGTAGTTTACATTAGGTAATTTTCTTATTTGAAAATTGAAACCTAGAGGTGATAGGAATTGTGGGTTCGTTGGTTGTGTGTCTAATATTGCCATGATAGTATTTATGTCAAAAAAAAGAGGGCTCCTAAGAACCCTCTTTCTGATTTGCTATTGCTAAATCAATCTTACATAAGATTGCTAACAGTCACTTTTCTATAATACTCATTTAGATCTGCTACAATGGTACCAGCTGCTGCTACTGAAGCAGTGCCTCGAGCAAATGGATTTTCTACAACGCCATAACGTGTTTTAAATCCAATTTTTGGTTGGAAAGAATTTTCCCCAACCGCTCTTACCATCTGTAATGGCACATATGGACAATAGAACAGTCCAGCATCAAAAGCACTAGAGCCTTTGTAACCAACTGTCATATAGTTATCACCAGCATATGGATCTACATATACTTTGATA